CGGATGCATCTTCGTACCGTAAACCTGAAGGTTGAAGATTGAATCCTCCGCTTGGTCGCCCCTCTCAATCCGAACAGCATCAATCGCGTCGAAGACAAACGGGTCGTCGCTGATTGCCAAGTTTTGGTTATACGTGTATTGAATGCGCCGCAGGTCCGCCGTCCTGTCAATAGCGTTGACGGTCCATTGACAGTCGTTCGCATAGACAGGATTGAAAGTCCGGCACGCATTGAACGTGAAAGGGTCAATCACTTCAACGTCCGCGCTCCCGCAAAATTCCACGTCCATCGAAACCTTGCCGCGCACTTCGCCTGTGAGCACAACGCGATTGACGCACATGCCTTTGTATAGCTCTGATGGCTCATCGTCGTCGCCTTCAGTGCCAATGATGAAGCTCGTCTTCGGAACGTCGTCAGAAATGCCGTGCGTGATCTCGTGGATAGCGCCTGCGCCGCCTGTGGTCTGAGCAATAGAAGCACTGCCGCCCGTTAGAGCCGAAGTTATAACGATGATAGGCGAGATGTCTGTGTCGCGCAGATTTCCGGCAGCAGTGATGGTGAATGGGTTAGTGCCCGTGACAACCAAATCGCCATCGGCAAGGTTTGAGAGCGCATTAAGCGCCGCTTGGATTGCTGCCGCATTCGCATTGTAAGCGAGCGCAGAGGTAGTCTCCGTGTCATCGCCTACAGTGACGCGCAGTGGATAAGTGCCGCCCGTCGCCGTGATGGTCAAAGTCTGGATTTCGTTAGTGCCGCCAGAGAGTGCCGCCGCCGCGCCTTGCGCGAGAGCGAGAATGCCAGTGACAAGCTGCGCGCTCACATCGCTAAAGCGCAGAGTCCAGAGCGCGAGACGGCTCGTGATGCGACGCCCGATTAAATACTTGCCCCTGCATTCGCGCGTCTCGTCTCTCGTCTTACGAATTGAGGGGAGCGGGCGATTGTCGCGCGAAAGTGGAAGCGTCGCGGTAAGTTTGGCTGAAGCAAGAGCCGTTACAAGGTTTTCTTGCGCCTCGAAAGTAGGCGAGCAGGCCGCGACCACGTTTTTCTGTTTGAAGGTTGTTGACATTTTAATTGTCTCCTATTGGTCTATCTCAACGACAAGTTCAAGTTTCGTTTGATAGAGGTCTGCGCCGTCCACGTTTGCGCTGTGTAGAGCCTCAGTGGTTTGCCAGAGTTTGTGCTCAACGAAAGAGCGTGAATAACCGAAAGTGCGATCCGCCTTGAAGGAAGCGCGCACGCGCAACTCATAGCTCACTAAATCGTCATGCGAGTTCGAGCCATCGGCGCGGCGGTCAATAATTGACGTGAAAAGATGAAGCTCATAGTTAAGCCTCAGTATGGTCTGGTCGCACTTGCCTTCGTCTACTTCACTAAAGCCAGCGAGCTTTAGAAACGCGCCGCGCGTCTCGAATGCGTTGCCAACGCGAAAGGCAGCAGCCGCAAGCCATTCTTTTTCGCCAACGATGTAGCGCGGCTTATCCTGCGCTTTCCACGTCGCATCAACGGCTTGCAGTTTCGCCACAATCAGCGAGCGAATATGCAACTCAACGGCAACGGGGTCTGTCGGCAAAGGTGAAGACATAAATCTCTACCAATAACGCTTGAACGGGTCATAAGGGTGATCGTCCGAAGAACGAATATCCCCTGTTTCTACAATCCCCGCCTGGTCGTCCTCATTCTCCCTTTCAGGCAAGATGTAAGGCGCAATCAAATTGTTAAAGGCTGGCGGGAAATCGTCACGCTGCAAAGTCGAGCCGTCGCGCGTGATGGTCGTCACCATCCCGGCTATATCGCCACTGTTCAAGCGCGCACGCCGCGCCGCCTCTAACAAACAAGCTTCGCGGATGTCTGCCGGTGTCGAGTCATATCCCCAGCGCGCTTGTATCGTGTACGGCACACCTTCACGCCAGCGCGCGTTTCTGAGCATCACGCCTAACGAGTCCACGATGCAGAGAAGCCCGCGATGCTCTACGCAGTGCGGCGCGGCCACGCCTGCAATCGTCGTTACAGTTGTATTAACCGTGCCTTTGATGTGCGCGGGGATTTCAAGACAGGATTTATTGTTGCCGTAAACGACTAAAGCGGTTGCCGTGTCAGGGCTTGGCGAGAACGCGCCCGCGTGCCGTCGCGTCTTTGAATCAATTGCGCGCGAGATTGCTTCGAGCAAACTTTCAGCCGAAGCCCTCTGCTCATCAGTTATCTCCCCGACCGTCTGACCGAAGATTGCGGGAGCGCGTTGGCTCAAATCTTCAACAGTGGCGTAGAGGTTTGCTACTGGCATAGTCTTCCCACTTCCTCGTCACAGGCGGCGATGAATCCGGGGCGCATCTCTTCAAGGGTTGGCTCGAACACGGGACGGTCTTTTTTGTATTCGAGAATTTCAGCCTGAGGCGCGCTGACTGTGATAGTTGCTCGAAGGCCGTCAGGCTTCGCCACGATTGAATTGATGAGTGTTCCTTCGTCAACGGCGGGAGCTTCGCCGGGCGCGCTTGCTCTGTGAAGCCTGTAGCCGACAATGGCGCGCACATTGCCCTTCTCAGTCGTCCGAGTTCGCAAGCCTTTTGGGAGATTAGAAGATGCGGCGCGGGTGATTGCGCCGCGACGATACGTACGCCCCGACTTCGGCGCACGCATTTGCTCCTTCACCTTGCGCTCGTAATCAAACGCCGTTTGCGCGACGATTCTTTCGAGGCTGCTTTGGAGCGTTCCCGGTTGGAAGATCGGGGAGCTTAGATGAGTTTTTGTTATTACTCGCATCGTCAACGTCGGTGGCCGTTGCCTGAGAGTCTGTTAGGGGTTGGCGGTCAGGCTGCAAATCCGGCGGCACGCTCAAGCCTTGCATGGCATACCATCCGGCTATCTCATCCGTTGTGGCTTCACGATACCCCGGCAAGAGAGTGAGCCGTTTGAACTCACTCTCCTCCACCGAGTGCACCGCATTGCCGGGGTTCACTATGTAGCGCGGCATGTGTCCTCCTTACGAGAGGACGACTGCGCCCGCTTCGTCGCGCAGCTTCGTAAAGCCATACAGCATATCGAAGCCGACACGCGCGCCGCGCTCTGCCATGCTGTACTGATAGATCACGCGCAGTAGCAGGCCAGACTCTTCGTCAACCTGCGTGTAACTCTGCGCGCCCGCGCCCGCGCCTTCCGGTATGCCTTTGAAGGGACGCGTCGCCAGCACAATCGCGTCTTCATGGAACGCGAAATTCTTTGTCGAGTCGGGCGTGCCAGCAACGACGGGCACTTGCTGTGACGGGAAAATATCAAAGCCGTACATGTGGCCGATTATTCCCTCGCGCACAGCTTCAGGTTGGACGTTGGCGAAATAGTAGGCGAGCGTCGGATCATTCAGAAGTCCCGCTTGGTCTTTATCGGAAATCACAAGCGTGCGGTCCGTCTTCGGATTTTTCTGCTGATTCAATTGCTTCTGAGCCGAAACAATTGTTGCGCGGCTCACGTCCGTTCCTGACGCGCCGATGCTGTGCGTGAAAGAAGAGACGAGCGTAAATAGGTCGTCTTCGAGCGTCTCCGCAAGTGCGATAATCGCGGGCTTAACGTAGCGCATCATCAGCGGCGCGTTAGACTGTACTTCCGCAACGTCTTCAATGATGAAATCAACGTAACTGTGCTCTGAGAGTGTCACGGGAATGAAAGTTCCGCCAGCGGGCACTTGCGTTGTCGCTGGCGTGTTCGCCGCTTTCTTGCGCGCGGTGAACTTACCAGGATACGCGATGTTGATTGTCTTGCCCTGCGTCTGTTGATCGTCAAATTTGTAATCTCGCGCGACGCGCTTGGCTAACACGATGTTTGCGCGCAGCACGTCCAGAGCCGTCTGCGCCCAGATTGTAGGGACGAATCCGGCGGTAGTTGCAACTGCGCCAGTAATATTGGTTGACATACGGTGCTCCTTTGCAGGTGGTGGATATGAAAAGCGGCCCAACGTATAGAGCCGCTCTGTCTTGGAGCACACTATAAAGTGTCACCAAAAGTTACACAAGCCGAGGCTGTAACTTTTGGTGACACTTTGTTGTAAGTCGAGGTTGGTTTAGCTGGTGATTCTGCCTTCCTTCATCGCCTGCATGATTGCTGGCTTGTTCGCGGCCCAGAAAGTGCGGTCCGAAATCTGCGCCTGCGTGAAAGTAGGAGCGGCAGAACTTGTGCGCGCAGGATTCGTCGGGCTGGTCGGAGTAACGGGCGGCGTGACGACTTCAACCGCTCTCTTCAGATAAGGTTTCGCTTCAATCACGCTTGCCAGCGCGCCTTCAATGTCTGTCACGTCCGCGCCGACGTAGAGCGCAGCATCGGCGGGGTCGTTAAAGCCTAATTTTTGCGCGGCAGCATTAATCTCTGCCTGTCGCGCGCGAGCCTCAGCGGCACTTGCGCGCGTCTCCGCTTCGGTACGTGCCGTCTCTGCGGCGGTGCGGGCCGTGCGCTCCGTTTCAACGTCTTCAGCCTTAACATAGCCTTCCGGCACGACAGGCGCGGCGGGCGGCTCAACTACTGGCGGCACGACGGGTGGCGTAACGGGCGGCGCTCCAGCATCGCCATCATTGACGACGGGTGCCGGTGTGCCTGTGGTGTCTGTGGTTGTGGTAATAGGTTCGTCCATAATCAAAAAGTCTCCAATTGGAATTTAGAATTTAATTGCCGCTTGATATGCGGCTTCACAATTGGAGATTTTAGAGATTGCGTGGGGTTTATTTTTACGGCGTCGACTATCGCTTGAATTGACGTGGATCGAGTAACACTGGAAATGGCGATGAGGTGCCGGAGTGATCGTCTCGCCGGATATGACGAGAGCCGATCCAATCAGGCGAGCAAATCTTTCAAACTTCTCTGATAGCGAACCGTGCCCCATTGCGGTGAGTAGCCGACGCCCACTAAATCTTCAAGCTGAAACTTCCCGGCCTGATACGCTATATACTTCGCGGACCCAAGCAAATCTTTCTGCACGCCCGGCTCTAATTCCTGAAAACGCTCTATTCCTGTTTTACGCGGCGGAGTCTGTGCGGTAACAGGCACGAGCGAACATCTGCAACCAACATGAGAATTAAGATTCACGGCGAGCGGGAATTCCTTGCCATCCATCAAAAAGCAAATGATGCAGGTTCGCGTGTCGAGCGAGGCGAGCCAACGCCAGCGCGTGACGACGCCGGAAGCTTTATAGTTTTCTAAGGTTGCCGTGCGATAAGCTCTGAGCGTCTCTTGTCTCGCAATAAGTAGCGAGCGCGCCAGGCCAATTCCTGACTTTTCACGTATCCGAGATGCAATCACTCGCGCTGGCGCATTCTCTACAACGCCAGAGACAAGCTCATCAGAAATCGCCGTCGCCATCTGCGGAGCGATCTTGTCAAAGAGCAGGCGCAAGGGCTGGCCGTCACCTGCGAATCCGACGATAGCGGCAGCCGCCTCAGAATTGAGTGCACCAAACGAGAGGCCAGAGGTAGAGCCTGTCTCTTCTATAGACGCGCTCACGAGTCGCTCTGCGTCGCCTGTAGCTGTTTCTATAGCCAAGCCCTGCTCGCTCGTGACGCGCTCTGTAGCCAAACGAGAGAAGCGGCGCAACTCGCGCTCTATTTCAATTTTAAGATTTCTGAGACGGTCGCGCTCGTAAAGGAAGGATGAAGCGGAAATTTCAGGGTGAAGTTTTGCAGCTTCAATCTGCGCGGTCAGTTCAGCTACGCGGGCTTGAATGCGGCTGTAGGCAAGGCCATAAGCACGAACAAGCTCGGATGCAACTTTGCGCTCTCGCGCTAGAAGCTCCTGCTTTTGTGATTCAGCGATTGAGTAGATGTCCTGCATGATATAATTTAGTTGGTTGCGCTGGGCGGTGTCTCACGCTGAAATTGCTCCGGGAGTCGAAGGTTAAGGGACTAAACGCACAGACTCTGCCAACGGCTTTGCGCCGAGGTTGCCGACTAGCAAACGGCCTTCGCAGCCCTCCGAAGTAATAAATTTTCAAAGAATAGGGTATCTATACATTACCTATAGATACCCTATTCATCATTCATCATTTACGCCGCAAGCTGGTCTGCGCCCGCGCCGTTGTCAAACGCTCCCAGCATCGTGCTCGCCATCGTCTGCGAATCATTTGCGCGTTGCTCCTTTTCCTTCGCAGCATCCCCGCCTAATTCAGAGATTAGCGTCTGCTCGCTGAATCCGAGCCTTTTCTTTCCTTCTGCCACAGCAACAGCTTCGACTTCGTTTGAAGGCAGCGGGTCGCCCCAATGAAGTTGTACCGATTTAGCCAACTCTGATTTACCCGCAACCGTCAGAAGCGCAATAACCGCGTCCTTAATCATCTTGCCATACAAGCGACGCTTGACCTTCGTTTGATCGAGCAAGGGTCCGTGCATAATTCTGAGCGCAACGCCCGGGATCGCGCCCACCTTCGGAAGCTTACCGCTGGCGACTTCCGGCACTTTGGTCATTTCGGCAAGTCCCTCGCGCAAGTCTTTACGAAATTCACGCGCGCCTGACAGGTCGCCCTTCATTTCGAGCAGGGCCAGCTTCGGCTCAATATTGCCAATCCCCTGCGCGGGCAAGTACATCATCTTGTCCGTTCCCATTTCCAAGTCTTGCTTGCGGAGTCCGGTCGCGTAAGGCTTCGGAGTCGAATGCGCTCTCACAACCTTATTGCAGAGACTATCAATGCGAGAGATGGCAGAGATAAGGCGCAGCACGTCGTGACGCAGATCGGCGCGACCGTGAAAAGATTTCGAGTTCGGCAGATTCTTGCAATGGAAGATAGGCGCGAATGAGAAGTTCCACGTCACGCCATCAGAGACAGGCGACCACGAATTGCCGCCATTGTAAGAATGAAATTCCTGAATCTGCCATGACTTACCGTCTGCGGCGCGCGTCGTCTCTTCTTTGTAGAGGATGTTTTTGTTGCCGCTCGGAGCCTGAAATCTATAAACAGCGGAATTGTCGCCTGTGCCCGGAATCTCATACTGACAGACGAAGCGACGGGCGCGCGTCACGTCATGCGGGTCGGTCTCCACCTGATACGTGTTCGGGTCGCCAACCGTGACGCGGGGCTTGCCGTCGGCCTGAATAGAAATCTTTAGATACACATCGCCTGAGATTCCGCCTTCCGTCGCAGCTTCGGTGAAATCTTCCGCGCGTGCGTCTTCCGGCCAAAGCTGCTCTAACAGTTCCTCGCCGGATTTGTCTTCATCCGTACCGATACTGATTTTCAGATTCTCTCCGAAGAGGAAAGCCACGCCCTTGCTGACAATCACCTCTGCATAGTTGATGTGAACATTATCGTCAGGCTTATCAAATTCAACCTTGAGCGTCTGCGGCGCGTAGCCCTCGAAATAAGTAAGAGCGTTTGCGGCGGCTGATAGGCGCGCGATAGCTTCAGAGTTCCCGCCAGCGATAGATTGCCCGCGAAAGAGGTTTAAGAATCTATTTGTGATGCCATTTAGAAAGTTATTCATTGTTATTCTCCTGATTTACCAGAGTGATTCGCCGTGTTCGGCCCTGCTTACCTTGAAACGCTCTATAGCCTCACGCATGAGCGCGCGGCCTATAACCGTGTCGTCGTGCATCCCGCGCGGCGCGCTATAAGTAATGCGGTTAGTGTTCGCGTTTCGCTTCGATTCATAAGCTTCTAATTCGATTGTCCCTTGCGGATCGTCCACGAATAGAAAAGGCTCGTTTTCTAAAGTGAGTGCCAGGCTCTGAATCAGAGGTGATTTAGATTGCGCGGTAGTCTCGAAACCGGCGAGGCGCAAGCCCTCAGCCTGCAAAGCTTCAAGGTTTGGAGAGCCGATAGAGTTTGTTTCCATCAGCCCGAATGTCACATCCCACTTCTTATAGAGTTCAGCAATGCGCGCGCGCTGAAACGCCCAGCCGATCTTGTTAAAGCGAAGTAGCTCTAATTCGCGGCGACACTCGACACAGCCGACTGAGAGGGCTGTAAAATCGTCTTTCTGGCCCCAATCGCCGCCCAGCACCTTTGTGTGTCCGACGTGTTCAGAGGGAACGGTTAAAGCTTTCGTCATGCGCGCAAGAATGTTGCGAAAGACGGAGCCTGCGTTCTCAAGAAAGCGCGCAAGGTATTCCTGCTCGAAAGTATCTGACGGCAATTCCTCTTCGGCTTCGTCAATCTCAGAGCCTGCGATGTAGGGATTAACGCGCGTAGGAAGCTGAAAGCTGCGCCACTTCTTTTGAAGCTCGTCAAGCCCTCGCGCAAACAATTTGTAAAAGAAGTTGCGGCCCTTCGGAGTGGAAAAAAACCACGCATCGCCAATGTAGTCGGCGAGCGTCGGGCGGATTTCTTCCTGCCACTGCGTTTCGAGATTCGCGGCCATCGCCGCTTCGTCAATGCCAACACGCTTATACTTTCGACCGCGCGCGACCGTGCCGGAGTCGAGCGACCAAAATTCGATAGAGCCGCCGCCGTAAATCTTGATGCGCTTTTGCTGCGAGTCTTTCTTGCGGGTGACGGGCGCGAGCAGTCGTTCAAACTCATCCCAAACTTCCAAAAGCAATTTATAGGTGGGAGCGAACCATGCGACGGGAAAGCCTTCGAGCATCGGCGGCATTAAAAGGTTCGTGCCAAGCGTTGTTTTGCCAAAGCGACGCCCGCACGCCAAGACATTGAATCTGGCGTGCGTGTCCATCACAGTCTGCTGCCCGGTGTGCAAGCTCGGCAGCACGAGACGGATGTTATTCTTCGGTCGCTTGTTTCGGTTTTTCTTCATAGGCGACGGTGATCTTCAGTTCATCCGTGCTTTCTTCGACTTCGGGCAGAGACTCGCGCATCTGGTAGGTGCGCTGGTTCATTTCCTTCGCAACGTCGTCTAGCAGGTCGCGGTAAATCTTCATTTCCGCCGCATTGAGGTGTAACTCGTCAATAACGATTGCGTCCTTGCCTTTCCCAAGCGCACGCTTGCGCGGAAGCCAGACAAGGTTGTTTTCAAGTAAGTCTGTCTCGACACGATTGAATAGCTTTTCGAGACGCGCGACGCGCTCAGAGCGAAGCGCAAGGCCAGAGCGCAGAGCTTCCATCTCATCAGTCGCGGCAATCTCTTTTATCTGCACGCCGCGCGATGCTCTATAGAAATCCACTTGCTGGCGCGAGACAGAGAACGCAGGCTTACAGCGCGACGCGCGGGCGTTGATTTCATCCGTCTCAAGCCCTTCGCCGACGCACTTCAAGACAAACTCTTTTTGCTTTTTCTTCAGTCTCATTTTTAGAAGTGACCTTTTAGGAGCGCTACGAGGAAGCCGCCGACGATGCCGAAGGCTGAAGCGAACAAGCCTGTCCGCACTTTCAATCCCGCGACTTCGCCGTGAATGACAAGGATTTTTTCAGCAGATGAATCAACCTTGTTTTCAATTCTATCCATGCGCGCGATGACGTACCTTTCAGCGACCGTCCATCCGCTCATATCAACTGTGCTCTTGTTTTCGTCGGCCATATCCTTTTCTCCCAAAGCGAGGTTTCGAGAGAGAGAGGCTTTTGAATAAGTGCGGACGTGCGGTCTTTTCCCAGCGTCACGGGCACATCAAAAAGCCCCTACTCTCCGAGAAAGAGAGTAGGGGCGGGCGTGAGTTTATTTTTACGGAACGCTTTATTTAAGACTTGACCAACATTTGCCTAGCGCGAATGCGATGCCGCCCCATATCAGGGCGCATACAAAAGAGGCAAACCCTTCAAATAAGAGGTATGACAAGAGCAATATAATCGAAGGGTAAAAGGGAATGTATTTTTCGAGCTTTGCCATGTTGATTTTATAGAGAGCGGCTATGCGAGAGTGAATAAACGCAGAGAGGTTTCTTACCGTCGCGCCTGGGCCGGTGCGCAATGATAACCAAACCGCACTCTGCAAAGGCCCGCAAAATCTTGTAAGCGGTCGCGTGCGGCATATTCAAATCCTCCGCGACTTCGGCGCACGTCAAAGGGCAAGACTCAAGCTGCTTTATAACGCGGTCGCGGTCTGAGACGTGGTTTCTATCCTGCTGAGATTTTGCATATGCAATTTGTTCATCAATCCCAGCGCCGTACTGAGGAAACATATCTTTCAGGATTAAAAGATGCTGCTCATATTCTTTCGCGCGGCGCAGCTTCGGATCGCGGATATGTCCGAAGGAGTTATAGTGCGGTGTCGAAGCCGGAATCTCGCGCGGACACTCGTTTACGTTGGAAGCTGTGTCTTGCTTGGCAGAGTTAAGGCGTGTGTTTCGGCGGGCGCGTGCGGGCGTGTCCGTGCGAGATAACATGTTAGCGAGTTCCTTCTTGAGAAAAGATGAGGCTTAATTGCCTCTGACAAGGAAGAGTTTATATTTAGGGGATTTCTTATTTTTACTGCGTGTTTTGAGGGTTTCGTGCTTTCGAGCGCAAGGCGTCAAGCTCTTTGAAGACTTCGCGCGACTCTTTGACGAGAGCCTGTGTGCGGGGCGCAAAACGCTCTTCCGGGTGATCTTCGTAGTGGGCTATGAAGTTGCGGATGCTGAGTTCGAGGCGGCGAAGGTGTGCGCGTTCCTTATCTCCAGCGCGGCGTCCATTGGTGCGAGGCGTTTCAGGCAAAGTGCGAGTCTCCTTAAAAACAATGAGGTTCGGATGATTCGCACGCGCCGTTTGGGAATGTAACATATAAGGGATGTGCCCGCTACGGTAGAAAGCGAGCCGCCTTCCAAATCCAGGGTGTGGCTTGGCTACGTGCTCTCCCGCTCTTGTCGAGCAGCATCCCGTTTGAATTATAGAATTAATGCGTCGCATTCGCTATCCATCGTGATCACGCACCGCCAGGGATGGCGATACACGCGGCCATCGCCACTTTCAACGATAGGGTCCAACGTGTGACGGCGCTGCGCCTTGAATCGTTCAGCGAGTCACAAAGGTAAAGTGTGAGATGGCCGGTGAAGAGATGCGCTGCGAAGTCACAGATTGTGATTCACCAGGCTAGTTGCCGTTGAACTCAGTCACAGATTAAACGTGACCGCTCGATAGTGGAGGATGGCGTGAGGGGCACACTTCTTTGCGCGCTCGCTCTAATCGCTTTCGACAGCCAGCCGTCGCCGCCTTTTGTCTCCCCGTCAAGATGCGACCACAATTACACGCGCACAGGCGAACATCTGTGATTCGACGGCAGTTCCCGCCGCACGTGGCGTCACGGATCGCGCGGGCAATGGTGCGCGCAACCTCGACGTGAACGCCGTTCCCTACAGCGCGATACTTCGCAGCAATAGACCAGCCCGGCAAGTCGAAGTCGCGCGGCAAGCCCTGAAGCTCGCAAAAGTCCGCGAAGCTGCGCCTGTCCGTGCTCTCGCCTTCACTTGCCAGACAGATCGGCTCTGCTTTTCCTTTCGGCTTCGTTCGGTGTGGAGAGATAACAAGCCCCTCTTTGGAGCCGAATTGAAAATGGCGCAGGCGGGATTGAGATGCGCCGCACTCGCGCGAGTTCAAGTCAAAGCGTTGGACTGTATAGCCTTCTATCTGAATATCAGGAACGGTAGGAACATTCTCTAGCAGAAACCATGCAGCCTGTGATTCAAAGACGACGCGCCCGAATTCGCGCAGGAGTTCTAATCCTTCGCCGGTTGGAGGCGCGCGACGCTTTAGAGAGAAGTCTTGACAGGGAGAGCCTGCTATAAGGCCGGTAATGAGTCCTGGCGGGGCGTGGAAGCTTCTGATGTCGCCGCCCCAAAGCTTATCTGGGCCGCGCACAATGCACATGCCTTCTAGCTCGAAACCTCTACCGAGCAAATCTATTCCGGGAAAGAGAGACAAGACGAGCATAAAATATTATTCCGGCGGGTCTAAAGGCCCGGCCCACTCGCCTTTCACTTCCCCTATACCAAACGTCATATCGTTGCCAGTAAATGACACGTCAAACGGCAGTCCGAACGAGCTATAGACATGCACAATCAACGCTTCTGTACTAACGCCGGAATCGCCTTCTATAAGATAATTTCTAAGCCAATAGTATCCAGCCTTTGAGGGCGTCTCTCTTGTCCACTGCATAATTAAAACCTCTCAACTTTCTACGTTTTACTGTTTTCGCAACTCTTCAATCGTCGCCATCAGCGCGTGCCTCTCAAGCGCGGGCATTCTTTCGAGCCGCGCACGCCACCTCAAACGCTTTCTCTTAATCCTCTCGCGCTCCCTGAAACCTTTTCCTAAGAATCTGTAATCGTGTAGCTCCAAAGGCTCTGTGAAGTTCATCCACACGCATTCGAGCGTGCGCTTGCCCGCACGGTTCGTCGTGTGAAACTCTGCGCGCCGCCAGTGAGACAGAGCGCGGTCATATAGCTCTGAGCGATAGCCTGAGAGCATAACCATGCACGGTAAGTTCATCAGGACTTCTAAAAGCTTAACGTGCTCAGCTTCACTTGATAGCTCGTACCGGTAGATAGGGCGAGACGACCGACGGGTAGAAAGTAGGTAGGGGGGATCGCAATAGACGAGCGTGCGTTTATAGTCTTCGTCATACCAAAACGGTGTACGTAAAATAGTAAGCGCATCTCCGTTAATGAGATTTAGCTCTGGTACTGCATCGCCGGGAAAGGCGTTGATAGCAGCTTCGTCCAAATCAATGCCGATGTTGCGCACGGCTGGTCGCTTTGCTCTCATAATCGCGCCTGAGCCGAGAAATGCCTCTATGAAAGTTTCGTGAGGCGGCATGAGAGAGATGATTGATTGATAGACGCCCGCGCCTGACTTGCCGCCTGGATAAGATTTTAGACCTGGCGCGCTCACCACATTCGACGTTGCTGCAGCATCGCTACTTTCGGCGGTGTCGTCGAGCGATCCGGTATCGCTATTTGTGGTGTGTAGGTCCTGCATAATCTTCAATGGGAATTACAATCACGCGCGTCTCGCCTGTCCCTGGATTCGTAACTTCTATTTCTTTGTATTGCCCCGAATAGCTTGAAGAACTTTGCGCCAAAGGCGCGCGGCCCTGAGCAATCATTCTTTCAAGCGATTCAAGGCTTCTATCATCGAAACTAAAAACGACTCGTCGTGTTTTCACCATGAAAAATTTCCTTCACCCCTGCAATCACCCCTGCAAAGATTTTGCAGCCGTCTCAACTTTCAATTCTTCCTTCTCATCGAAGAGTTCTTTTCTCGCACGTTGCAAGCGGGCGGTGCGCCTGTAGGGAAGCTTCAAAGCAACGCTTAAGTCATGCGCCAACTTCAACTCGAAAAGAGCGCGTGAGAGCAGTTCTTTGTAGCGCGCGAGATTAGATTTATCTGAGTTGGTCATTGATGCGATTCTGTTCTCTGTCTCTGACCATCAATCACGCTCCCTGTAGCAACCTTCGCCTTACAGTCAGCACATGAAAGCGCGCGGCTCGCTCCGTGAACTCGCGCGCACAGATAAGGCAGAGCAGCTTGCCGGAATATTGACGGAGAAACCTATCCAACATCAGGAGTCCTCCAATGAATAACATCGCCGCTAAATGGCACGCGGCCTTTCCAGAAAGCGGCCATATCGGAGAAGTTTTCAAAGCCGTCACGACGGGCTAATCCTTCACGCTCGGAATTGTCGAGCGGGTTGCCGTCAATCAAAACTTCAAAGTGTGGCGTGATGAGAATGTCTTCAACTTTCACACACGGGGCGCGCATCAGGAGTTGCGTCTGTCCTTTCACTCTCGCTCTCAAACCCGTGTAAAGGTGAAGTGTGTTGCCCGGCTTGTCCGGGTATTTTCTTTTCGCACGGATTCCGAGACGTGTTTTCTTCAAACGCCTGAAAGAATGTCAGCCCCTTGTTGTCGAGCGCATAAGGCAAAAAGACCTCAACCATCTTTGCTTGATTTGCTTCAACGATTGCAAGTTGAGCTTCAATCCAATCTTTCAGGATGCGCCACGCGACAAGCCGCGCGTGCTCTCTCGTTTTATACTTCTTCTCAACGCCCTTTTGATTGTAGAGAGCGTCGAAAACTCCCTCTGGATTTACAGGCAATCTGAAGCTGATTTGCTGCTCACGTAAGTGCAACATGAATGTGATCGCCACCGTGCGACCTTGCGCGTCATAGTCCGTCGTGATAGAACGCGCACCCTTCGAGCCAAGCGTCTTTTGAATCTCGGCAACGGTCTTATCAACGGGCACTTTCGTTGTGTAATTGAGAATTGCCATGCTTCCCTCGCGTCAAATTCCGTCAAACTTCAGGCCGCTTCAGGATCGTTATTTCCCTGCAACAACCTCGCATCCTTTAAGCTCACAAGCCCGCCTCTACCTGAAAACCGAATAGCAGGCTCACGAATACCGCCGCGAGATTGCACCTGCTCGTCAAACTCTGCGCTCTGGCACACCGGACACGGCCAATCTTCATCTTCATCTGAGGCCGGATTGAATCGTTGTAAGCGCGTGCCCTTGCACATGTAGCAAGGTTCATCCGAAGCTGCGCGCCTTTGCACTTGGCCTGAACCTTTGCAGGTCGGGCAAGTCATTGTCTGCGCCTGCTGTGCAGGGAAAAGCCATTCGCGTATCTCTTCATCGTTGCTGGCCGTCTTGTGAGCGTGATCTGTGAGCGCGTTAATGCTCGTCACGCGCTTTTTGCCTGCGCGCTGGCAATACTCGAAATACTCTCGGATGGTGTCTCTATCGAATCTGGACGGCATAAGATTTCACCTCCCTATTCACACACTCCAAATTGACTTGAGCAGACGCCCGTGTCGTCACTCGTTAACACGACATCGCTGTCAAGGTCTTCGATGAGATGTTGCTGCGGTTGATCTTTGTAGGACTTCAAATAAACCTTGCCGCCGCGCGTCGTGTTCGACCAGCGAACAACATCGTCAACAGTTGCTACCCTCATCTTTTCGCCGTTCTTAGCAATGATTTCCTTGCTTCGCATAACCAACGGAATTTTGAATCTTTGGAAGAAAGTTGAGTTAGCGTTGGCTTCTTGGACGCCTCCCTCCATCGCTCGAACGCGGTCTAGATAGCGCGGGAATTTCCGAGACATCATCCTGATTTCAGGTTTGCGCGAATTGATGCAGGGGAAACAGCCGACGCGTAGCGCGCCAGCGTCGTAAAGCGGATTGCGCGGAATGCCGTATCGCACGTGCAGCAAGAAAACTTGCTCGACTCGCCAGCGAAGTAGCGGCCTCCACTCCCAAAGCCCAAAGTATGAGTTCATCGGCTCACCCCATTCAGGTAAATCGCGCCGCTCGTCTGACTCATCTGCGCGCACACCACTAACAGCTATAACTTCGTAGCCTTGCTCTAGAAGCGCATCAATAAAAGCTTTGGCGGGCTTCATTTTTAGAAATTGAGTACAGAATCGTGCTAGTTGAGAAGGAAACCTTTTCTTATGTCGCGCGAGTTCATAGAAACCCATCTCCGGCTCTAGCCATTGAATAAGAAAGACGCGCTCGGATAGCATTTCAACGTGAGTGTAGGTCTCGTCTGCTTCGTTGTGCGTATTGGCAAAGGTGACGCTAATCTGCTCATGTGGTATGCCGCTTTCATTGACCATCCAAAGCAGCAAGGCCGTCGAATCTTTGCCGCCGGATATTCCGACGTGATACATGATCGGCTTGCCACTTTTTGAGAAGTGGTAGAGCTTGTCAGCCGTGCCAATTTTGAGTTTTAGGATTTCCGGCTGCATAAAATTTCTCTCAAAAATCATCATCAATCCCATTCCAAGCCTCGAAAGCCGCCCGTTCATGCACTTACTCGACACCCACGCCCCGAAAGAGATGATGATGATGAAGTAAATTTTTCATCAGGAAAATTTACGAATCTCAACACACTTGCGCTTTCAAGCAAGTGTTCAGGGTGGTTTTTCTTCAACTTGGTTCTTGTTCAAACTGGTTCTTGTTAAGAATGGTTCTACTTCTGTGTCCGCATTTTGCGACATCGCCGTGTCCGCATTTTGCGACATCGCCGTGTCCGCATTTTGCGACATCGGCACACCATCAAAAGGCAATTCAGGCGCAGGCGTTTCGTGCTCTGCAATGTCTGTCTCACTCGGAAAAATCAGGTATCGATTTGTAACGTGCGTGCCGCTGGAGTTCTTTCTGCCCTTACCGGAATCGCGCAAGAGGACGCGCATCCCGTCAATCTCCAAAGTGCAGAGATCATTCAGCGCGCGAAATATCGTATTCTTGTCGAGTCCGGTTTCTTCTGTCATTAACCTAACGGAAGGGTGCGACCAACCGCGCGAGTCAGAATGCAGTGCGATTGCCATGAACACAGCGAGACGCGCGCCTTTGAACAGGTGCAGGTGCTCACGCAAAGAGACAGTCACCTGCATGTAAACTTCATCTTTGTTGCCGCGTCCAAGTGACCGCGCGCGTCCATTGAAAACGCTAATCATGTGTTTCAAGTTGACGGAAGGTAAGGGGTGTCCTGAAAAAGACACCCCTGCTAAAGTTTAATGATTCTCGAAATGCTCGGGCGCGAGCGTCGGCACTCCGCACGGGCAATCCGCTTCGTACATGGCGATAGCGGCCATCAGCTTCTGAAGGTGTGCCGATCCAACACCTAGCGAGTGAGCTATCCATGCGACGTGTGAAATGCGATTCATGCCGCACGGGGAGCCTGCGTGTTCCGGCCTTTCATGGAGGCTCATTAATTCAAACGTGGCGTCACGGATAGCTTCCGACAAGTCTTTACCGTGTCCCGTCAAAACTTTCGGGATAATTCTTTCTGTGCTCATGTTGGCTCCTTGAAAATTAGATTGACGGTAATTTTTGCTGTAGCTCGCGCTCCTGCATCTCGCGCGACTCGACAACCGTGTTCGTATCAGCGCGCACGATTTCAACGACTTTAAGTTCAAAGTCGCGCCGCTCGAACACTTCTAATTCGAGCGTGTCACGCCCTTTGCGAATTGAGCGAAAGAGTTCCGCGCATTGCTCTTCAAGCCCGCCAATCTTCTGTTTATAGCCTTCGTCAGTCGCTTTCTTCTCAGCCTGTAGCTCTTCGATCTGGACGCGAAGAAAGGCAAGCTGGCGCGACTTGGTTTTGTAGTCAGCGTCTGACAATTCGACTTCGATTTCTTTTGTGAAGATGGTGGGTGTAAGTTGTGACGGCGTAGCGTCGGCGTCTGCCTGGTCTGTCACGGTGGATGTCCCGGACTCATCGCCGGAAGTTGCGATGGTCGAGCCGCTCTGCGCTTCTTTCCATGCACGATGCGGCTTGCCTCTGCGCCCTTGAAAGCAAAGAGCACAGATAGTCTTGCTATCCGATTTCGGCACGAACTCGTGCGCGTCATAGTTCTGAGCAGCCGCCTTTTCTGAAGCATCGCTATTTGCGGCGGTATCGTCGAGAGCCTTCAATTCTGGAATCTGCAATAGCTCGCGCACGCGCTTGACGAGCCGACCTTCCTGTAAGGTCGGCTTCGCAGTCGTGTATTGACTTGAACAGTCGAGCCAGAAGCGCGGGACCGGCAAGCCCGCGTAAGCGAACTGGATTCCCTCTTCAGTCTGAGAGCCTCCGCCGTCTCCGAACTCGTCAACCAGATAGTGGGAGATCGTTTCACCGCTTGCGCCTGCTGCCATCAGTTTTTCCCAAGACTCTTGCGAGCCTGTATGCATAAAAAGCGCATAGCGGAGAGCGGAATTTACGCGCTCGTCTTTCGCACTCTTTTTCTTACCGCGCGGCGATGGTTGTTGATTTGAAGTTGTGGATGATGGTATGTTCTGCACCGTTCTTTCCTTTCTCGTGAAAAGTTGAGCCGTGAGCGTCCTTTGGTCAGGTCGCGCTCACGGCTCTTTAGTTTTAAGGCTTCGCGGCAGTCTTCAAGGTATTGAGCCAGCCTGAAAGCTTCGGTACGACATCAGTCGCCTGCTCTTCTGTTAGCTCATCGAAGTTATGAACGCCTTCCGGCAACACGTTCAAAGTATCCGTCTCGTCAATCCCGTGCTCCGCAATCAACTTATTTTTGAGATTGACCGCGCGCTTTTTCATCTCGACTTTAGGGGTTTGCGCGCCGGACGTGGCGGAAGGTGTTGAAGAATTGCGAGAGCGCGTCTGCTGTGCTTTCTCAGTGACGTTGCCAGCAATCTGCTCTTCTAAGTCTTGCGTGAAGAGTTCCGAGACGAGCGGGAGTTTTAAGGCGGCATCAACGATGGCTCGCTTTGCCGACATCTTGAGAACGGTATTGTAGAGGTCCGCTAAGTCTTCATTCGGCAACTTGTACTTCGTGAGCTTCCTGCTGTCTTTCCCTTCCCACTCTTTACGCTCTAATTTGTCTTTATCAACGTGCGCTGGGATTTCATTAGGCCACACCCAGCGATAGGCGTACTTGCTCTCGCGCGTCGTGCAGAGGCCGTCTCCTGTGGCAACAACTGCGCCGGAACGGTTTGAGATAACGAGGACGCGCGAGCGAACGGAATAATGACCATCCCCTGCGTAAGTCTCTCGCGGCTCTTCCGGGCTTGCCGTGACTTTGAAGAGTGAAAACAGGTTGAGCGCGCCTTCTTTGCCGAGCGCGGGTTTAACCTTGTCCTTGTCCTGCTTTGAAAGGTTGTAGTAGTGATGGCCGTCCTTCATCGCTTTCTGGCAATAGGCGATGATGATAGAGCGCATCTTGTGCTCGCGCTCGACAGTTTCCTGTAACTGCTCAGGCGTCCACTCCTGAAAGATGAGATCGGTGTCGGTTGGTTGTAGCTCAGCCGTGACAGCTTTTAGGGCTTGACTCATAAAAATCTCCTTTGGTGAAAAGTTAAGTTAGTAATCGGAATAGTCTTCAACGTCGCCGTCGCCGCCATCTTCATTGTTTGCGGCGGGCAACGCCTTCGGCATCTCCCAGGGCTTCACGGGCGGCTGTGCAGAGCCGTTGCCGACACGACGCGCAACCTCTTCAGTCACAGGCGTCATTGAATAGATCGCGCCGTTTCCGAAGTAGCGCGTAAACTGCGTCTCGCCGTCTTTGTCCGGCACGTCTACGCGAAGGAAAGAGCAGCCGCCTATCGTCGCTTCGGTAACGTGCCCGGCGAGTCGAACGTGTCCGAATAGTTCAAGGACGGCCCAGCAATCAAACGCGTCTTTTATTGCTTCCGGCATTGTCTTGAGTCTCCCTTGCGTTAATGGTCAGAATCGGTAGAACGCGGTGGTCCGTGTAGTGCGTAACAGGAAACCAAATAAGGCCGTATTTCATAATGTCGCCTTTTGGAAAGACGTTCATTTCGACATAGCGGCTCTCACCCGTATGCTTGCTTCTAACTTCTATTCGCTGCCACATGAAAGATTCCTTTCTGATTTATCTGGCGGGCGGGAAAGCATCAGACGTGCTTCTTGATTCCAGCGTCAAGGTCAAGCGTCGTCACCCGCCCTTCTTTGGTTGAACTGTAAGAGCGTGACTTCTTCACGCTTGAATGTGCCGCGATTCGTGAGAGTGTTAATCATCCACTCGCCATCAATCTCAATTAACAGTTTGATAGGAATTGAAGCGCGCAGGCGTATGTAGCCCTCGTAGTCGCTCGCGCGTTTCTCTGTCAGCATCTCGCGCCAGAAAGCAAGCTCAGAGCCGTGCGCTACGCTCTCGCGGTGATGAATTAAGTGTTGAGAGATGCGCTTCATTTCAATTCTGATTAGCTTTCGCGCGCCGCATTATTTCCTGCACAACTTTTGGCCTGTTCTTAATCGTCGCTATCATCAAGTCAAAGCGCGGCGGGCAATCAGGCTCTCGACAATCAATCACCCAGCACAAGACAGATAGAGAGAGAGAAGCGGCGGTGCGAGCATTCGGGTCTGTCACGGTCTGAAAGTCGCGCTTCACTAAATCGTGAGCTTCTTTTGCCGCTTTGAAACTAATCATTTTTTTACCTCATCGCTTGCGCGCACCTTGTTTGCGTTTTCCAGATCGCGTGCAATCTCGCAAAGCAATTCATCCAGACTTGCGCTCGTTATTAAAGCCCTTTGTCCTAGAAGCTCGCGCACGCCCGCGATGCGCCTCTGTGCGAGTTCGATTGCGAGATGGCGGCGCGCGGCCTGTGCTGCGACAGCATCAACTCTCGCCTCTGCGTCGTCGGCGTCTCTCAGTCGCCTTTCCACATAAGACGTGTGGTCCAAAATACTCAGGCTCACGCTGCCGCTCGACTCTCTGCCGCCTGTAGCGCGAGCAAGTCTATCCAATGCCGGTTGTCACGATTGAACTCGTTGAGCACGAGCAATTGATGTTTGCAACTGCGCTTCGCTTGACCGGCCTTACAAGTGCAATCAGTTTCCAGATGCGCGGCAACGTCTTTCACGATCACGGTGTAGGTCTGGCAGGGAAAAGTCGCGGAAGGAACTTTCCACGTATCGGCGCGCGGGGTTGGCGCGGGATTTAGGTTGCGGAGTTGCATCGCAAGCATTGACTTGAAAATATTCTTAGTGATTCTGCTCTTAGGTGCTACCATTGACGGTGATTCCTTTCGTGGGACTCAAAAGGGGCTGATTTCGGGTGAAGACTTCGCACGTCGCTTACTCGAAACCGGCCCTCATCTTCTTTTTAAGCACTTCGCCTGTGCTCGTTAATATCAACAACATCAGACAGCACGCTCCGCTCTAATTCTCTGTCGAGACGTTCAACCGATGAACGGAGCACGAGTGTGCGGCGACCTGTGGGAATGAGCGCGAGGCGAGAGAAGACGGCCAAGCCCTTGCGGATTGAACTCTCACTCACCTGGTAGTGATCTGCCGCCTGCTGCAAAGTCATGTACTTTGGCGAGAGAGCGCGGGTGCGCGGGGTGCGCTTTCGGCGTTGCGGCTCTCGCGTTTGAGTTTCTTTCGGCATTTGTCTTGTCCTCGTCTTGTTTTGCGGCGGGGTGCTAACAGAGCCACCCTCTGAAAGCACTCCCGCCGCCTCTTTGCGACCCCTCGCCCCCGAAAGGCCGCAAATTGAAAATGGAATAGCTGTTCGATTCGCTCTCTTCTTAGCCTTGCGTGATTCTTGGGAGTGCGGACTAGGAATCACGTATTAATCTTCTGTGGCCGCACTGTGCTCGGAGTCGGGCGCGTGCGGCTTTTTGTTTTGCTCTGTCCGCGCGGCGTTGGCGTGTAGCGGCACATGAATCGTCGCGGTAATTAACCGACCTTCTCCTGTCGGCACGCCAGCTTTTACGAACGGCGATAAATCTTCTGCGTTGACAGCTTCAATGTTGACAATGTTCATCAAGTGCAGGTCGCCGGACGCGCACGCGTCACGAAGTTTCCGAAGGGCTATCAGCGCGGGGTCAAAGTAGTTTCTGTTGCTCATAGTGTTTCCTTGTGTGGCTATTTTGTGTTCAGGAGTGGAACTCACATTCGCAGGTGATTAGCTCCGTTTTTGGGTGCTGCTCAAGATGGTCTGTCAGACGCTTCAAAAAACCATCTGCCGTGTAAGCGTGAGACACGCCGTCCTGAAAAACGACAATGACTTCGGTCGCCTTCACCTTCGGGTGAACATCGGCTTGAAATGCCAATTTATCTTTCGGCGCGGCTGCGTCGTCAGGCGTGCGAATTGCTTTCATGGTGCGCTCCTTATGCGGCTTGCTGCTCGACTTGTTGTAGGCGTTCGAGCATGAGTTTGCGTCCGGCTTCCGAGTTGTTACGCAGAAACGCTTCTGCCTTGAATTTGAGGAATCGGGCAACTTCATCATCCTGAAGCACAAAATTGATGTGCAGTCTTTTCGGGGAAGTGGCTTTGTTCGGCTCTTGTTTCATTCGGTTCTCCTTTGTGGTTCATATATGAACCACACACAGAATAGCCAACTATGAATTTTGTGTCAAGCAAAATATTCACCAAAGATGTTCGCCTGGGAAACGTTGAATATATTAACCTTTTTGGTGTGCGTGCGAAGCAAGGAGAAAACTTGGCGGACTATCTACGCCAGAAGCTAAAGGAGAACCCAAGCTTGAGGCTTCGCGGGATTGCGGAGCGGAGCGGCGGCGGGGTGACACACAGCTACTTGAGCAAGCTTATGAGCGGCGCGGCCTCTAATCCGTCTGTAGAAAAGCTTGAGGCAATCTCAGAGGGATTGGGCGTGCCATATAAAGAGGTTTTAGCGGCCACAGAGGGCAAATCCCTTACAGACGCAGAATCTTTTGACAGTGAAATCTATGTCGCCTTCATGGGTTTTGAGGAACTGTCGGATGAAGATAAGGCAGAAATGCTTGCCACTGTCAGGATGCTAGGAAGCGAGATTCAACGACGCAGACCTAAGAAACCGAAGAAGCCGCCGGACAATAAAGGTAAGGGCAAAGGTAAGAAATAGCGTGCGAGAAAGAAGGAGTGATGGCAGACGAAAAGAAAAAGTTTCGCGTGATTCTAAAAGACCAGATTAATTTTGTGGTGAAGGCGCACCACTTTCAGTTTGACTCAAGGAGCCATATCTGCGTGTTTTACAAATCAGAGTCAGAAGAAGACCCTGACATAGCGATTGTATGGTCGGAAGTGCGCGCCATCATTCCTGAAGATTGACGCCCGGCAAGGTCGCCGCAAGGTAAGTAAATCCGGCCTGAGCATCGGTCCCATTCAAGATGAGGAATTCAGGCGGCGGCTGCTGGTCGCCATCGAAGATTATTCTTAGCTTATTAACCTTGCCGCTTTCGTCTTTGAAGGCAATCGCATGGTGAATCTGATTTACATCAACGATGGCCGCGCCCATTCTTACAAGTTTCTTCATGGCAGATATTCTAACTGACGTGTCAAGCATGGGAATAAATGTATTTCGCCCTCGCAAAATTACTTGGATCAGTGCCCGGCCTGAACACACGCTCTCTGACAGAAGCCGACTTTTACCGCATCTGCCGACGCGAGCGGATTAAGGTTGTCGAGATGCCCTTGCTTGTGCCCGGTTTCTACATGCTATGCAAGGGTCGCCGCTTTATCGTCATAGATTCAAGGGTGCGCGGCGTGCGCTGGCTACACGTCGCCTGGCATGAACTCGCGCATCATTTCTTACACGCTCCGAAACGGGCAGCATCCGTGAGCTTCTTTCAAGTCAGAGAAGAGTCGAAAGTCTTGTTTGAGGCTGAAGCTTTCGCTGCAATCGCGCTTATTCCAGAGCCTATGTTGCGCTCTATGCTCGCCGGAGAAATTGAAGACGAGCACGGTTACACGCGCGAGATGGTTGAATTCAGATTAAAGGTTTTAGAGCTATACGGGGTTTGACTCTCACAAAAGGTTTCCCAATGAATAGCGTTAAGTGTCCTCAGTGCAGTCTCGTCAACTTCGCAAGTCAAGAAAGGTGTAAGCGTTGCGGCCACACGTTTGTTCAGAAGAATGGACTTTCGACGGTAGAGGTTAAAAAGCCGAGTTTCATTGCGCGGATTTTTGGCGAAGTGTCGGAAGAAATTACTGAGAACGCCTATCGTGAAATTCAAAATCTTCTGGCTACTATGTATATTTCCCACATTTCCCCTGAAATCATCAGAGCGATCCTAGCTAAATATGGAGTTACTTTTAAGGGTTCAAAGCCTCACTTTTTGAAGCTCTTCTCTAAGGTTCTTCAACACTTCGCAAACGACCAAAAAATCACAGATGAAGAGGCTCACCAGATTCAGCATTTGCAGACGATTTTTGAGATAAGCGATCAAGAGCTAGCCTACTTACAAAAAAATACAATTGCTCCTGTGTTCGAGAATGCAGTTAAAGCCAGACTCTCACAATCAATTATTGAACCTGAGACAAAAGACAAATTAGACGAACTAGCAAAACAGCTTCGCATCCCTCAAGAGATTGCGGATGATATTTATCGAAGATACGCACAACCGCTGTACCAACAAGCGGTTGATGATGCTTTAAAGGACTTGCGACTTTCGCCTGAAGAAGAAAGAAATCTCGCAAACCTAGCAAGAAATTTAAGCATTGCTCCCACATCTGACGATTCTTCAAAAATAGCCCTTGAAAAATTCAGATATTATTGGCGTGTATCTCAGGGAGACTTGCCAGCCGTAGATGTCCCTATTCGATTGCGAGATGGTGAATTATGCGCCATGTATTTACCGGCCCATCATTATGAGATGAGAAGAAAGGGAAGAGCCGTCCGCTATGGCGGCGTTGGCGCATCCGTAAAGATTATAGGAAGTCTACGCTATCGCTCAGGATACATGAATCGTGACTACATCACGCAAGATGTAATGACTTATATTGATTCCGGCACGCTTTATTTAACAGACCAAAGATTGCTCTTTAATGGCAACAATAAAACTACCAATGTTCCGCTAAATAAAATCATTAATTATACCCTTTACGACGATGGCTTAGTCGTTGAAAAAGACTCAGGAAAAAACCAGATATATAAACTCGAATATGACCGGGGGATGTTCTCTGCAATTTTGGATGGCCTGCTATCGGGCCAAGCTTACAAGAAATACCGGAGTGAAGAGCCTGAAAGATATTCTTCACAACGGGCATCGACTAAAAAACCGCCTAGAGCTAAACAAGAGAAAGCCGCACCTAAAAACAGAGCAAATAAAAGAAGTCCTTACGAAGTGCTAGAGGTTGAGGTAGGCGCAACTATTGAAGAAATAAATTTCGCTTATAGGCGCATGGCTAAGATGTATCATCCAGATCGTGTATCTGGTTTAGGGCCTGAATTCCAAGAAATAGCAGATAAAAAAATGAAAGAAATCAACGCTGCCTATGAAGTATTAAAGAAAAACTTTTCTTAATTCGCGCTGATTAGTCCAATACAGAAAAATTCTCAAAGTGTGCTTCACTTTGTACGCTATAGGTGTGTCCGGTGGCCGTCTTCAAAAAAGAGTTCGTCAAGAAGTACAACAGGAAAGTATGGGGCTTTGTGGGTTACATAGACGGCGTGCGTAAACGCAAGTTCGGTTTCGCCACAGAAGAGAAAGCGCAGACCGCCTTTTACAATGCGCGCGTTGCCGCTCGTGAACGCAGAGCAGGAGTCTTACCTGACGACGCGCCCGTCACTGTCAAAGAACTAATTGAGACTCGTATCAAAAAGCTCCCTGTACCTAAAGGCTCACCCGGCCATCACTCACGTAACCAGGCGATAGTTGACCTCAACCGATTCCTCGCTCTCCTTCCCGATAAACTTCTCGTCACGCAACTCACGACGGCCGACATCGCCAGATACAGAGATGCGCGCCTTGGGGCCGGACTTGCCCCTCAGACCGTCTTTCGAGAGATAACGAATATCCAAGCCTGTCTTAATTCTGCGCGAGAGACTTTCCCTCAACTCGACAACTGGCGACCGCCAGCCCGACCAAAGTTGAAAGTCCCGAAAGGCAACCGCAACCGCGTGATCGCGCCTGACGAAGCTGCGCAGATTCTTGCGCGCCTCAGGCGAGAGCGTGAGAGCACGCACAAGCGTTGCAAAGTCGAGCCTCTTCGTGAGTATCGCGCTCGTCTTGACGCCGCAGACTTCTTTCAGTTCGCGCTCCAAACAGCCATGCGACCGGATGAAATCGTTCGCTCCGAATGGTCGCACGTTCTCTGGCACACGAGCAGGCTTTTGATTGACGCGACGAAAACGGATGAGGAAGGAACGATAGATTTACCGGAAAGCTGCCTGGAGATGCTCAAGCGCAGACGCGAGCAGAATCAAGATTCTCATTGGATATTTCCGTCCGACATCAAACGCGGGCGACATCTCGTGCGCGCTCCCGCTGAATTGATACGGCGCGCAGCCTATGAGCTTAAAATTGCATGGGGATACGCTGAAGGCGGAATCGTGCTCTACACCACGCGGCACACGGCGGCTACAGCGATGCTCGATGCCGGACACGACATTGCGACCGTTCAGGCCCAGACGCGCCATTCGACAAAAACAATGCTGTTCAGATACGCGCACGCGACCGCTCGCTCACGTCGCGCCGCCGCCTCATCGCTTGATAGTTTTGGGAGTAAATCGTTGGCCGGTTCATTGGCTGGTTCTACGCCTGCAACGCCGCCTAATCCGCGCATGCCGCGTCATAAGGGAAAAGTAAGGAACGGGAAAAGCTCAACAAAAAGCTAA